ATTTGACGCAGATGTTTATGCAACAGCTTTTGAAGCATTACGCAATACTTTGATAGCTACAATTATAGTAAAAAATAATGAAAATATCCACCAATTTGGTACAAATAGGAAAGGAACTTTATCTACTGGTTCAACTACTAGTGAGACAAAAACGGGTATTAATAGAGCAAATGGAGGTGTATCTTGAGTAGGAATATTTATGTAGAAAACTACGAGAGCGGTATACTCGTTGATGCTACCACTGTTGTGTTAGCAGACCCAACCGGTACTTATGGTATTAAAAAGAATAGTGATGATACAATCATTGTAGAAGCTAATACAGTAACAACAGCTGAGGCAACTGGTCTATATACTTATGATATTGACAGTTTAGATACAGACTTAGCTTACACAGCGTACTTTAAAATCACACGAGCATCTGGAGATATCGAGTATGTGTTAGTAGCCATAGACGCCATAACGATATTAACTGGTACAGCTTATGTAACCCTTGATGAAATAAGTACATATATGTCAAAAAGAGTAATAAAAGAAGCATGGGAAGATGCTACTCCAACAGAAATACTTACAGCAGCTTTAGAAGCTACCAGAATCATTGATACATTAAATTTCGTTGGTGAAAAAGCTGTAGCAACACAAGATTCACAATTTCCAAGAGGTACTGATACTACAGTTCCTGACACTATTAAATATGCTTGTATCGAAATTGCCTATGCATTATTAGATGGTATAGACATGGAGAAAGAGAATGAAAATCTTTATGTTGTAAAAAATGAATTTGATAAAGTAAAAACCACCTATAATAGGTCGACAGTTGTTGAACATATTGCCGCAGGCGTTCCAAGCTCGATAGCTTGGCGTTATCTCAAACCATATCTGCGTGACATTCGTGGTGTCGATTTAAATAGGGTTTCCTAGAGGAGCGTGCTATGCAAGATTTTTTCACTGTGATTAGACAAGCGTATTTTGAGGATGATGATGCAAAAGCAGCAGCTGCTGCAAAAGCAGAAGCTGCTGCAAAAGCAGAAGCTGCTGCAGGTGGTGAAGGTAAGCAATTTTCACAAGAAGATGTTAATACAATGATAGCCAACACTAAACGAGAACAGTCTAAGAAATTTGAAGCATTAGAATCTGAAATGGCTCTTTTAACAACTACGAAGAACATGTCGGATGAAGATAGGGCAAAGAATAAAAAAGCAATAGACAGTTTGAGAAAACAACTTGTGACCAAGGAAAAACTTGCTGAGGAAGAAATATCTGCCAAAGACAAAGAATACAATGCCAAAGTAACAGGCCTAACAGAAGAAAAAGACAAATGGGAAAAAGCTTTTAAAGATAGTAAAATAAACGGTGAAATTATGGGAGCCGCTGTAGCAAACGATGCCTACAACCCTGAACAGGTAATCGCTATTATCGGCCAAAAGACTCAGATTGTGGAAAATCTTGACTCTGAGGGTAAGCTTACAGGCGAATTCAAGACTGTCGTAACACTCAATGACAAAGATAAGAAAGGTGAACCGATCGAGATCGAAGTACCAGTTGACGAAGCTGTAAAACGCTTATCTGAAATGCCAGAGTATGCTAATTTATTCAAGGTTAATGGCGTTCCAGGCTTTGGTAAGAATACTGGTAAAGGTGGCAAGATCGATTGGTCGAAACTTGCCAAAGAAAATCCCGACGAATATGCAAAACTTCGTAAGGACAATCCACTAGGAAAGGAAAAATAATGAAACATTTTGTGACTATGATTCGTCAGGCGTATTTTGCAAATGATGTTGATGCGCTTATACCAGAATTGTGGGCAATGGAAGGCCTGATGGCCCTTCATGAAAACATGCTTATGGCAGGTCTTGTTTATAGGGATTTTGAGGAAAAAGTAGCAGAATATGGGGATACGGTTAATGCCCATATTCCTGCGTCTTTTACTGCTTTGCGTAAAGCAGATTCGGATGAAGTAGAAGTACAAGATGCTGTCATTACGAATGTTCCTGTCGTTATGAATCAGCATGTTTATACATCCTTTATGATAAAGGATGGGCAAGAATCAAAATCCTTTAAGGATTTATTTACTGAGTTGATGGAGCCGGCGATTATTTCAATCGCTAACTTTGTTGAACAAGCATTGTGCTACGAATTGTATTCGTTCATTGGTAACTCTGTAGGCAAACTTGGTACGGCACCTGATGTTGATACCATGATTGACCTGCGAGGTAAGATGAACACGAACTTGGCACCTCCTGGCAATAGGTTTTTGGTTGTGCCGGATACCATTGAGACAGATTTGCTGAAAGCTGATGATTTCCACGAAGCAAATAAGTTGGGTGATATGGGTTTGGCCATCCGTGAAGGTGCTTTGGGTCGTAAGCTTGGTTTTGATATCTTTATGACTCAGAATATGCCTTCAATAGGAGCGGGTAGCACTACCTATGCACTGGCTGCCAATGGTGCAGCAGCAATCGGTGATACCACCATTGATTATGATGGTCTTTCCGGTAATGTAGTTACAGTAGGTGAATGGTTTACAGCTGTTGGTGATATGCAACCTCATATGATAACTGCGGATACGGGTACTACGCTTACGTTTACCCCCGCATTACAGGCTGGTGTTGCAAATGATGCTGTAATCACTGTCTATACTGCTGGTGCTGTTAATTTGGTTGCTGGCTATGATGCCAATTACTCAAAAGATCTCGTGATAGATGGGTTTGCTATTGCACCTAAACAAGGCCAGTTGGTATCCTTCGGGATAACAACTCCTCGGTATGGTGCGATGAATACTCCTACTACGATAGCTATGCTTTTGAGTAAGGGTCTCGAGGGAGCAGTTACCAATGATGATGTTGTTGGTATTGGTCCCGCAGGAAACTACGGTTTGGCATTTAACCCCAAGGCTATGGCACTCGTTTCACGCCCCTTGGCATTGCCGAGAGCCAAGCTTGCAGATGCCGCTGTTATTAACTATAATAACCTAAGTATGCGTGTTACCATCACATATGATGGTGCGAAACAAGGTCACTTGGTAACAGTTGATATGCTGTTGGGTATCAAAACGTTGAACACAGATCTTGGTGCTCCTCTACTCGGTTAATGGAAAGCTGGGATACTTGGGGAGGTAACTCCCCAAGTATACCTAGAAAGGGCTAAAATGGAAACACTCTTATTTATAGCAAAAATGTATAGCCCTGCTGTTGCTTTAATAACTTTTCTCTTGTGGAGGGATTACAAGAGAGATAAAGAACAGGCCAAAATAAATGCAGATTTGCAATTATTCATCAGAACAAAGCTTGTTGAGTTAATTGAAGATTGCATAGAATCTGCTAAAAAAAGTACAGCTGTTCAGAAAAATTTGTTTGACACCTTACAGTTACGTCCTTGTATTCGTAATGATGTTGGAGGCTAAAGAATGTTGCGTGAAATTACACGTGTATTGTATTCATTAAAAAGGAAATGGTCATTCAGGTGTGTATATCAACACCCAAGTGATGTTCCGGAATCATTAGATACACGTACAGGGGTAGTTACACGCAGCTATACGCCTATCACAATACGTAAAGCTATTATCTTACCTGAACAAATGCAGCGTAGTTTTATTTATGATTTAGCATATATCGCTGCTAACAAAAACTTTACGTATGGTGGTTTATTTGATAAAGGTTCTAGATACTTTATCATTGAAGCAAAAGATTTGCATAAACATGTACCTAGTGATAATGATTACATTGTTTATGCCGAAAAAGTTTATTCAATAAAGGAGATAATTGATATAGGTGAAAGAGCGTACATGTTCAGGGGAGTTCAAGTTAAAAACACTGAAGGTTTAGGAGTAGTATAATGCCTATTGATAAAGGGATACCAAAATGGATTACGGCATCACTCGCAACTCACTTCAGTGAGGCTATTACTGAATTGCCAGTTATTGTGTCTGGTTCAAAAATGAAAACAGATGATCTATCTGAATACTGTGAGATTAGGGTAGATGGACCGAATATATTGGAAGTATCTCATGAATACTGGAGGGTATATGCTGAGATAAATGTGCTCATAACATCAGTTATAGATAAAAATGCTTATAAAATTGAAAGACTATGTGGTGATGTTGTTAGTGCTTTCACTAGTGGTCTAAAAATTTATAAGTATGGTAATACTCTCGAAGATGATGCTTCTCTCGTTATGTGTATGACACGCATAGACCAAGAGAGAGATTTCATTAAGTTGAGTCATTTTGGTCAAATTGAGACAGGTGTAGATTTGGAACAATCTACAGTTGAAGCCCATTACGTTGGCTACTTAAAAGGTTAGGAGTTTCTGATGGCAAGATATGATTTTAAGAAAGCGACAATTAAGATTAAAGATGGTACGGCTCCAACTCCGAATGAGTTGGAAATCACAATAGGTGAAGGAAATCTTACACTGTCCGAAAAGCACGAAAGAGAATACTTGCTTGATAGGGGTGTATTGGACACTGTAAGAGATGGTGATGAATCACCATTAGAAGTCAGTTTGGATGCTGCACTGGAATATTTCACCGGGCGTGGTGCACATATTACAGTTGGTGATGCCATGCTTCAACGTGGTATGGCTTCTGGATGGGTGTCTACGGATGATGATGCATGCGCACCTTATGCCGTAGATATCGAGATAACTTACTTGCCTACGCCTTCTGATTGTGGTGACATGGAAGTAGTTACATTGCCTGATTTCCGTGTAGAATCAGAAGATATTGATTTACGTAATGCCACAATTGCTTTCTCAGGTAAATGTAATGTTATCACTCCAACAGCAGTCCGAACTGAACAGGGTAGTTAACCAGTAGTTAACCAATAGAAAGGGTAGTGCTATGAGGGTTAATGGAAAAGAAGTTAGTATAAAACCGGAGATTGTAGTAATACCAAAAGGCCAAGACAATTTCATTTTCAAGGCATGTTTAGTGGATAGCTATGAGGTGTTTGACAAACTATGTCCTAAGCCAGAAGTACCTATAAAACAATCAGCCAAGGGCAAAACACCTATGCTTGATAACCCTAAATATGTCAAAGAAATAAATGAATGGTCAGACAAAAAGACTGCTTGGATGATTATCAAATCACTGGAAGCAACAGAAGGTTTAGAATGGTCAACTGTTGATTATGAGAATCCAGAGACTTGGGGTAATTATTCAAGTGACTTGCAGTCTGGTGGTTACTCAGATTTAGAGATTATGACGATTGTATCTGCTGTTTTGGATGCCAATGGTCTTAATCAATCTAAAATTGAGGAGGCCACCAAGTCTTTTTTAGCTGGACTTCAGGCAGTTCCAGAAGTATAAAACTGCCTAAGTATAGAACGGAGAATTATGCGATATTCCGGGCATGTGAGAGATTGGGAGTCCTACCACCTAGCTTTAAAAGTAGCTGGGATGAGATGGATGCTATGTCTCAAGCTATGTGTATCGCATATAGCCAAATCCGTGAGTATGAAGAAGCTGAGGCTGGTGGGAGTTAACGCTCCCACCAGTACGGTGTCCCATGCTTAAGTTAAACATAAGATTTTCACAAGAGCTAAGAAAGAATATGGCTAATTTAGCTCCTGTGAAAACATATGTTTACAAGAAGATAAAAGCACTTTGGCGGGGTGCAGTCGGAGCTTTTGTTTTAGAAACAGCAAGCAGGATAGCTATAGATACAGGAATGTCTGTAGCATCACTAAGACCTTTAGGCTCAAAAGTAAGATTAAAAACTACACTTATAGAATCTTTTAGAGGAAAAGGCCCAAAGCCACCACACAAGAATTTACGGATATTTACAGATAACAATGGATTACCAAAATCAGAAGCATCTGGTGAGATGTTAGGACAAAAGGCGTATAAATTATCTTTTGGTACGAAGTCAATGCCCAATCTTATTTTTGAATTTAAGATAGTTGTTTTTCAACACTACATACATGAAAGTGGAGCACATGCAACTAATAGTAAGAATTGGGAAAGTTTATCCTACGGTCAGGAAGCTTTTATTAGATTTATAGAGGATAATTATGCAAGGTATATAGGTAATACGATAATTG